TGAGAGCAGAATGATTACCATTGATGGTAAGGAATACAACTTTGAAGAACTAGAAGATAACCAGAAGGCTATGGTTAATCATGTTGCTTCTTTGAACAACAAGATTGCACAGGCTAGGTTTGACCTAGATCAACTTACTGTAGCGCAGGATGCTTTCAGCAAGATGCTGGTAGCTTCTGTAAACGAAACCCAAAGTGAAACTGACTCAGGGGAATAAGCATGTTTGACATCCTTAAAAAAGGTACGAAAAAAGTTAACCTAGAGCATTACACCCGCAATAGTGCAAAATTTGAAGATGGTGAATGGTGGTATGTACAGCCGGGAGACGGAAACCGTAGAAGGGTAGAGTCCCATGCTCGTAAAAACACAAGCAGAATGTTTGTTAATGGTAAGTATATTCCAAAGACACATCCACTACACAAACCCGGTCGATACAAATCACTCGATGATGCTTGGTCACACAATCAGATTGAAAGCGTTAATGAAGGTGAGGTTTACATAATTGTAAACACAGCATGGCCTGAGTGGGTAAAGGTAGGTAAGGCGGTTAGCTCTGACGACAGACTTAATGGCTACCAAACATCTTCACCATTCCGTGACTACAAAGTAATAGCAAAACTTCAAGCTGACAATAGACACGAAAAGGAAAAGGAGATGCATAAAATCTTTGAACATTTTGCCCAAGAACGCAGGGGTGAGTGGTTTAAGATTGACAAGGTTACAGCAATTAAACTTTTCAATTACCAACTTAAAGGAGAAAAAGTTGCGGCGTAATGGCTTGACTAAATACGATGCACCTCTACGCATCCAGTTTGAGTGGGGGCAGGAAGCATTTCAAAAGGGAAAGTTAACCTGCCCCATTGATCCAAACACAATGCAGGCAAGAGAATGGCAGAGAGGATGGAATGATGCCTACTATGTGAATTTACAGAAGGTGAAACGCAATGAACAGGCTAGAACAAGAGGCTAAACAGTGGATGAAGGAGAAACAAATGAGTGGCATTACAGCAGCATTATATCAACAGAAGGCTTGTGATACAGCCATCTTCCCAAAAGAAACAGCCCTAGCGTACTTGACGTTAGGACTGGCAGGTGAAGCAGGTGAGATTGCTAACAAGGCTAAGAAGCTGATACGTGATGGGGATAACCCAGCCAAACGTGCAGAGATTACGAAGGAGTTAGGTGATGTATGTTGGTATATTGCTGTACTGGCACAGGAACTAGGAGTTAACCTTGGTAAAGTTATGGAAGACAACATTGAAAAACTTGCAGACAGGAAAGCTAGGGGTATGCTTCAGGGTTCTGGGGATAATCGTTAAGAAAGAGGGGGGCTTAATTGCCCCCTTTATTTTTTTGACATTAGACCGCCACGATTCATTTTTTGTGTTGTTAGAAACAGTAATCGTTTAAGATCATTATAATCAAGCCCATTTATAAATTCACTATCGCCTGTCACATTAGGTATTCTAGGCGTGTCTACAGTTTTCTCTGTTCCGTCTTTACGTTTGATTATCGTTTTAGCGTCTTTGAATATTCCTAAGTTTTCATCTTTTGCAGATTTTAACAATTGTTGATCTGTTACACCTCTACCAGCAGTGTCTGACATGAGTGTAGCATTTGAAGACATAGTTGATCTACGCTGTAAAATGTTATATATAATTCTTATATTTTCAGCTTTTTCTTTTGGTAGGTCATTTCTTATGAAATGCAAATTAGATTCAATGTCTCCTAGAATACCACCTTCTTTTGACAAACCCTCAAGCAATTTATCATATGTTCCTCTTGCCCCATATTGTTCAGTAAACTGTCCAAGAGACTGTAAGTCATTAAAGTATGATCTAACATCATCATAATATTTGCTTGCTATAACTTTTTTGGATGCTTCTTTACGCATGTCTTTTGGATAATAATAATCATCTCTTATCCGTCTAGCCAGTAGTTGCTCCCTACGTTTTAAAGAGTTTGCAATCTGTTGTCCCGCTAATACTTTATCTTCTAAGGTTTTTAGTTTTCCTATATTTTTATTAACAGCATTTACTATTTTCTTTTCTTTAGCCCTAAACGCATCAGCTACCTCTGCTCTGCTTTTATCGCCTTCAATCACCCCTTCTTCGATCATTCTTCTATAAGAGTAAAGTTCTTCAGGCATATCAGGCTTATTAGCTGGTCCTACGTATCTATCTTTATCAGATAACCTTTTTATAGGCCCAAGTTGTTCCGGTTTAGATAGGGCAACTTCAGCTTCAAGGTGATCGCTCTTAGGTAAACCTAAAGGTTCATCCGATAATTTACTGGCATCCCTATAGTTTCTTGCATCTGTATAATCTTCTCCACTGAGACCTTTCACTTTTGATCTTTGAAGATCAGCGTATACAACATTAGCAGGATTAAATTCACCAAAACCTTCTTTTAATGACACGAGAGGGTCACGTGAAGTGGACAACATTTTCTTGTCTAACTCCATGTGTTCACCAGTAGCTTGTCTTCTTCCTAGCCCTACATCACCCTCAAATTCATCATACGGTTGGAACCCTTCTTGAACCAGTCTTTCTGCTTTTGAGGCGGGTTCATCCATACCCTGCACGGCTAACTTAGTTAGGCCAGAATTACGTGCTTCACTTTGATTTAAAAAATTAAAGGTTTCTATCAAAGCATCTGTTGATATTTTTCCATCCTCACCTACAGTTAGGGTCTCCCTAGGCTGGTCGTCTACTTTTACTGTTAAACCCTTAGAGCCATCGTCATACTTCATAACTTCATACGTAAGCAATCCCTCATCTATAAAATAATCAGCGGCGTTTCCACCCACTCTTTTAGTAGGTTTAGTAATATAAACAGGTGGACCTGAGAGTAATTCATCTATCGAAACACGGTCTTTTCTAGCTTTATTTTTAGCTATTAATGCGTTTTGTTCATACTGATACCTAATCTGTTCTCTTTCTTCTGGCGTAGAGTTTGTTGGAAATGCTTTCTTTTTTGGTGGCTTGTATTTATCCATATCAATAAGAGAATCAAACAATGCGTTTTTATTTGCCTCTACATTTTTAGCCATCTTTAGCATAGTATTATCTAGTCCCTCTTGGCTAATGGCTGTAATTTTACCCATCTCAGGAGAGCCGTGAAATACTTTAGGTACAGGGCGATTGACTTCTTTTAAATACGTCCTACGTTCTGCTTTTGGTAGTGTTTTTGCATACGCTAGCTGCTCCGCACGTTTAGGCGTAATTAAGTTTTCCATCTGATCTTTTACAGAAGACTTGATACCCGCCTTGACTACATCAGTACCAATTTTTACACCCGGAAGTAAACCAAGTATAGACAGTGCAGTAAACGCACCGCCCAATCCCATCTTCTTAATGTCGGATTCATCATAACCTTCTTCTACAAGAGCCTTAGCATATGACAAATCATCAGGAAATTCAGTTGCAGCTTTAGCACCACCTACAAATGGTGTCATGTCTGCAGCCATGCTACCCAGTTCACCAGCTAACTTACCTGCTTCAGCCTTACGTAACGCAGCCTGTGCGGGTGTTTCTCTACGTGACATGAAATCAAAATCTGTTGACGTATCCATCATGTCATCAGGTGATAACATTTCATCTGCGTCAACTAATTTAGAAGCTAAATTGTAATCTTTTCTATCCATTATTCTGACTTACTCTTTGATCTAAATATAGCCCATTGCAAGACATTCATTCTACTTCCGTCTGGTAAAGTAATAGTTTTATCTCTGTCAGCAGATACCGATTCACCACCGAAGTCTTCTTTGTACTCTCTATCTATTCTATTTTTAGTCAGCCTGTCCATTTTTTCCCAAGCCATTCTATCTATAGATGTATACTTTGAGTCTGTTGAACCTGCTTCGCTTTCTATGCGTTCACTAGCAGAAGTGCGAACTTCTGTGATTAGTGCTTTAGCCCTATCATTGAGTAACGCACGTTTCTCATCTATGTTCATAGATTGGTATTTTTCTGATTTTATCACACCTTCCATGACTTCATTTAGATTATATGGACTTCCCTCTTTAGAAAGTTCTTGACGCATATAAAAGTCAAGTTGATCATTAGGATCACGTTTATATAAGTCATACGGTGTCAGATTCAATCTGCCCATTTCGTTTTGCAATACATTTTTAGCGGGGCGTTTAGACAAACCAAACATTTGTTTTTCCAGAGGATTAACCGGCGTTAATTCTCCTGTTTGGAAAGGCGATCTTGCCCTTTGGGCTTCATCAAAATATTGTGCATATCCTTCTGTTGCATCACCTACAAAGTTTTTAGGTAATCCGCGTGTTCCACGTATGTACAAGACATCAAGAAAATTGTATTCCCCAGTTCTGGTTTCAGGTATACCTCTTGCATCCTTATCAAACTGTGCATAGACATCTCGCAACGCAGACACAGGTATTAAGAATGTGTTTACTATGTTACCGACAAATTCTCCACCCATTTTTTCTAATTCACCTGACCCGATATCACTAACAAATTTATCTAACGCATACAGACCTAAACCTGTTCTAAAGGTTGAACCCAACAGTGATTCGCTTATGGCTCTTCCATAAAACTGCACAGGACGTGCTGGCATTTGATCGTTTTGGTATCTGTATATGGTGTCTGCAAGTAACATAAAGGGAGCAAAGGGACCATATACAGGTCTACCGTCTATTGCATTGCCGTTGTTATCTTTAAACTCATACCAGTGTTCTGTTTCCCCTTGTTTTAGCCGCCAGTTATACGCCGCAGTGAGCATAACAGCACCAGTTGCTTGCTTGGCAAACATGTCTTTATAGTAACCCGGAGCCTTTGCAGTCTTTGCACCCAGTCTATCTAAATGCATCATTCCCACGACAGGCATATGTTCATAAACAAACTTTAACTGGTTTGCCACGAAACGAGGAAAAGGCATAAAACTAGAGATAAGAAAAGGTGCAGCGTGATGCATCTTTATAACTCCACGTGCAAATGCACTAGGCATGTTTTTACCAGTCATGGGTGCTTGGTAAACAAACTCATATGCATCTGCAATGGAGTCTTTTATCATTTCATCTGGCATTTGTGAGAGTGAATTTGTTTCAATTAAATCTTCTAGTTGTACAGTTTTCTTGGCATTTAAATCGCCATACTCATCCATAAGTTTAGTTATGTCGTCTTGACTTGCTTTTGACAACACATCATCAACTTGCTCTGCACTCATTTGACGTGACATTCTGTTACGCAGCATTAGTTGCTTTAGTCTATCAGACATAGGTATTTTAGCATCTGATACTCTACGGCGTAGTGATGCAGCAATTACTGCACGTTTAAAGAAGTTGTCAGATGCAGTATTAAGCACGTTCACTTTTCTTCCCAAAGTAGCTAAAACTGTTTCTCCTGATTTAGCCGCTTCAATATCGGCTGCTTCACGAAACAATTTAGCCCCCTGCTCTGGAAAGGTTTCTTTAAATAACTTTTGTATTACAGTTGCTTCATACGGATTTAACATGTATTTAGCAATGTCAAACGTACCATCCATAGGATTACGCAAGTTAAATATGTTATCGAATGTTCTTGTAGTTGCATCAATAGCAACACGAAAACCGCCGTTTAAGTTGTTGCGCATAGTAGTCGCTGGCTGCGAGGTCATAACACCTAAACGCAACTTATCTAGGTCTTGTGCAACTTGATACGCTTTATTTGTACTACTAATTATTTCTTTAGCTTCATCTGCATTAATAGCAGATTTACCGCCTCTGTTTAAACCATCTACGGAAGATATTAATTTTTCTACTTCTTTTTGTGCAGCTATAGCGTCAGCTTTCATTGCTTTTTTTACTTGACCTTGAAGCTGTAAGGTTCTACCAGCATCAGATATTTCCGCTAAATACATTAACGAAAACTCATCATAGGACAAATTATGTTCTTCTAAAATTTCTTTTACGCCATCAACTTCATCGGTAATCTTACCATCTTGCATAGCGCGAAAAATACCACTGGTAATTCTCTCATTAGGTTCAAGACCAAGACTATTACGTATACGTATTGCCGCTGCTGCAATGTTTTCCTTTACTTCTAAAGGCAAACCAACTTCAGTTGAGTCTGCTTTTGACGACATTTGTTTTAAGCGTCTACCGGCTTTTACTTTTTCTTCTGGTAACGCATCTAAAACATCTGTTGCTTTTTTAAACTCAGCCTCAGACGTAGTTTTTTTAGTTTCTTTTGTTTTTTCTGCCGCAATATTAGCTTTTCTAGCACGACTAAATTCTGCCTGTGCCAACATTTCATTTGCTTCATTTGCACGTTTTACGTTCAGTGCTTGAATAGGCAGATTAAGAAGACCACCCGTACCACCCGCAATCAGTCCAGTCTGCAAAACTTTATCTGTGTCGATTTCTTCCTGCATCCCTGTCTCAACACGTACTTGCTCTTGTACTGCGCCTTGACCTGCACCGATAGCACCTTCTACAACTGCAGCTTTTGCTGAACGCTTTGCTGCTTCTGCTAATATTTTACGCACACCAATCTTAGCAGCTTGCGTAGCACCGTATGCTGCAGCTTTACCTGTGCCACCTGAAATAATCCCCAAATAAGTAGACGGTGCAGTAGCAATACCCTCTGCATAGTCAAGTGCAGAAGTTAAAGATACTTCACCGTCTAATCTGTCATAAGCGTCAATCAAGTTTGCAAAACGCAGTTTACCTTCTTGGCTTGCGTTCTGTGCATATTCCAAGTCACGTATGGTTGTTACTTCATTAACATTGTGAAAGCGCATATGCTCCATAAAAGCATCATACACCTCTGTAGGTTTTGTTAAATTTTTCTTACCTCCACGTTCTGCTAAAAAGTTTTTAGCGTCCTCGTAAAAATCAAAATCTTTTAACAAATCATCTTTTGTTAGGTTGTCTTTTTGCGAATACTTGCGTTGCATAAATACACCTAAGCCGCTGGACCGCTTAGCGCATCATTTGGTATACTGCGCAAATTCTCCATACGATTACGTTCTTTCTCAAGACGATTACGTTCTCTGATTTCGGCTGACTTTTGGTCTAGAATTAGACCGAATCGAAATTCTGCCATTGTTTTAGCCCTATCTTCAGGAAATCCAAATGAGGTATATAAGTCAATTAGTTCTTGCAGTAGTGCTAGTCTTTCAGTCTCATTTTTAGGCACACCCATTGCATTATCTAATTTTCCTGATATCTGTTCTGATAATTCGTTTACTTTAGTTGTTTCTTCATTTGATAATTCTGTACCGACCCTTGCGTTTCCAACTTTTTCTTCACCTGTATCTTCACCTTCACCTTCACCTGTACCAGTATCTGGGCTACGCAATCTTTCTAAAATTTGTTTCCCAGCTTTTTGTTCAGCTTCTTCAACAGTAAGTGTAGGGTCTTCCTGCATAAGTTTTGCAACAATAACATTACCTTCTGTAGCCAACAACATAGCTTCACCAGCTTTTTGTTTCGCTTCTTCTGGGTAAATAGGTTTATCGTTAACTGCGTCATAGTCTGCTTTGAATCCTAATTCGTTACCAAACAATCTAAAGAAACGACCGTATCTACCGGCTTGACCTGTAAGTTTAGTTGCACCTGTTCCCGGCAAGGTAATAGTACCACCTAGCTTTTCACCGTACTCTAAATCATCCATTGCTAGACTTCTATATTGCATAGGATCAACACCAAAAGCAGAACTAACTGCAGCCGCACGTTTTTTCATTATAGCAGCTTGAATACCGCTAATATCTTTGCCTGTTGTATCAGCTATAGCATCAGAAATACTCATGCCTGACGAGACTTTGCCCATAACGCCATCAAGGACTTGATCCATAGTCATGCCGCTATCCTTGTAATCAGGAGCAAAACTAATTATATCAGCAGCCATAGTTCCACCAAACTGTTTTTTAGTATCCGTTTCATATTTTTTTACATAGTCAGCAACGCTTTTATGCTGACCCTGACGCATAGCGGTATAAATTTGATCGTTAGAAAAACCTTTACCCTTCAAAAAATCAGCAACTTGTTCTAACTCTTTGCGTTGTTTTTTTCTGGCTCTCCACACAGGCAAACCCATTTCACTCCACATTTTGATAGAGCTATCAACAAGTTCTTCTGCACCCTTTATTTCGTCTTGGATTAGTTTAGAGCCACGTTCAAAAATACCTGCGCTAAATCCTGCAGTACTAAATGCCATTTGAATTTCTCCTTGCCATTAAGCCTTTAGGTTCTTCCCTTTGAATAGGCTGCTCATCTTGTAATTCTTCCATGATACCAGATTCTTCAACTTTTTTGTTTGCAAGAGAACTCAAAGCAAGTGAAATCTGTGAATCATCAGGTTTGCCGTCTCGCTCGTCACTACCTAGCACAGAGTACTCTATTTCGGCAGCTTTAGCCATACCTTCCATAACTTCTACTAATGCAGGTGATATGATTATGCCAACATCTACAGTATGTAAACCTTCCATTACGCCACTTAATTGCATAGCGTCAACAAGCGAAGCAATAGGAATCCCCATTTCAAGTACATCAAACATCTGATTAGCTGCTCGTGGTGTTGTCAAACGTTCAACATAAAAAGCAAGAGCATCATCTGCTTTTGCAAAACGAGGGGGACGCTGCCACGGTCTGTCTCCTAAAGGTGCAGTTAAAGACTGACCCGGAATAGGAGCATCTGTAAATGGATTTTCGCTACGTTCAAGCATTACTAAACTTACCTTTAATCATTTTAGCTAGACGAATAGAGTCATGCTCTGGTTGTGACCCTTTAATTGTATCATTTTTAGTTCTAGAAAGCAAGCCCATTTTATTATCGACAACTTTTGGTTTAACGTCTTGTTCTTTTCTTATTTGCATTCTAGTATTTATTACAGCATTTTTAATTAGATTTGTTTCCATTAAAATAAACCTCCAAAAGACCAATCTGATTTAATACCTAGACCAATAACGTCCATTATGAAAGTTCCAGCAGATTTACTTGCCTCATAGTCTCCTTTAATCTTTTGAAGATCGGCAGCACTGTCTGCTTGTATTTTAGCCACAGCTAATTGCATTTGTCTATCTGCTTCATTATCAGATGATTCCCATGCCCACTCCATAGTATCTGCATAGTATGTCCATAGGTTATCATACGCAGTCTTACTAATATCTAAGATAGCATTAGCATTTAACTCATTAGCACGGTTAACTGCTGCAGTATCTGCAGTAGCAATTTGCCTACGCCATTGAGCGTTTGACTGTGCAATTACTAACTGGTTCTGCGCATTGAACTGGTCACGTTGATTATTCAGTTCTGCATTAAAACGATTGACTGTGTTAGCTTGTCCAGCATTAAACTGTGACTGTGCATTTTGTTGTGTTGCATTAAACTGAGATACCTGAGAAGCAAGATTAGCAAAGAACTGGTCTACTTGGTTTTGACTTGATGCATTAAACTGTGCGGCAGCGTTAGTGGCAGCTTGATCTGTAAACAAAGACTGCACACGTTGTTGTGCTTTAAACAAATCAGTCTGCTGACGATTGGATAAGTTAGCCATATCATACTGCAAAAAGTTCTGTGCATTTTGTACTGCAGCTTGCTGACGGTTATTCAAGTTAGCTGTATCTAGCTGCGCCAAGGCTGCAGCTTCTGCCATAACAAGAGCCTGCGTGTTAGACAAGTTCTGTAGGTTCATTGTGTTAGCAGCACGTGAGTTCTCTAACTGTACCTGCTGTTCTGCTGTGAAGTTCTGATTAGCTATATCGGCAATACGGGACGCATTCTGCACTTTAACTTGGAATGCCTGATCAAACTCTTGACCCATAAATCTAGCACGTTGTTCTGCTGCCATCATTGCTGATTGCTGCCTGTTAGATAAGTTTTGTGATTCAAACTTAGCTATTGTAGCTGCATCAGCCTGTGCAATAGGCATAGCTGATTCCATAGCAGCTTGTACCAAAGCCTGACCTGCAAGAGATGACGCACCCAATCCACGTGCAGCCATTTGTGCTGTAGCATTACGCATAGCACCTGCCGCCCATGCTGGTGTAGCACCACCTTGGAACTGGTTCATTAGACCAGCCAACTGATCTTGTACCATTGCCTGTTGGCTAGGATTAGCCGTAGCTGCGGCAGCTTGTGTCTGCGCTGTTAGTTGAGCAGCAGCCTGTGCATCTACACCTGTGCCTGTAATAATTTCACCAGATTGTATCTGACGCTGTACAGGATTGTTAATAAGTACTGCATTGCCCTGTGCGGCCTGTAGGTTGCCCACTGAGGACGCTGTTTGCTGTGCCGCTGTAACCTGTGAACGAGGGTCGCTAGGGTCTGCCTGTGCCGCTTGTGTGGCGTTCATAGCAGAATCTACCGCAGGAGCAGCCTGTGCAGCCTGCATTGTATTAGCTTGTGTTTGATTTACTGGACCAGCTTGTGCTGTTGAAGCCATAGCTGTTGGTACAGCTACCTGTCCAGTAAGCTGTCCTGTACCTGCTGCTACATCTTGTGATGGGTCTACAGGTGTTGTTGCAGCTACAGTCACGCCACCTGCAGGTAATGCAGGATTATACATTTGGTCTATGCTATAATCTCCGATAGCAGGAGTTCCATCGGCACTTATAGACATACGTGGGTCACGAATACCTGTCATGTCGAAGTCAGCGTATAGACTATTTGGTGCGTCAGGATTACGCATCATTTCATATTTATTTGCGTTTGCCCAGTCTTCGTAGCTGCCCTCACCGGGAAGTACTACCTGACCCATAAAACCTTCTGCACGTGATTTTTTTGCACTAGCAACAAGTTTTTGCCATTCAGCCTGCATTTGCTGTTCAGACTTTGGACGTGATGTATCTGGTACAAATAAACTGCCTGAAAAACCACCTGTACCCGGACCACCCAATACGCCTATATTCATACTTGGGGGGTTAAGTTGTTGTTCTGGTAGATCAGGTCCTAGTTGCTGTGGAGAGATAGATTTTTGCACATTAAGACTATTAATGTTCCCTAATCCACGATAACGACCATCTGTTATATTTGGTGCAGGTGGTTGATACTGTTGTGGACCAGCCTGTGTAGTGGTTGTACCTGTTTTTGCTTGCTGTAATTGTTCAGCAGTCATATTACCACCGGCACCGGGTCCAGAAGGTAAATTGTATGATTGTAAAACAGATGGATCAGGTGCAGCTTGTTTGTTTAAATATGTTTGTCCAGTTTGCGGGTTGTAATAATTAGGCATTACCGCAGCACCTAATGCTAAACCACCAGTCTGCATCTTACGTGCTACACCACCCCTTGCCATCTGCATAGCTTGGTTAGTATAGTTTTGCATCTGTTGTTGACGCATAGGGTCTTGGGAGACGTAATCTTGAAAACCTTGCATGTTTCCTTGATAGCCCATAACACGTGCTATCTTTTCCATGCCACTAGGTTTAAATGCTTTAAACATTGCCATTTTTTAATCCCTACTCAGTACCTTATCTAGTTTATCTTCTACACGATGCAAGGCTTCCATAACTTGCCGCATATCATCTCGCAACTCTAAACGTGTAGCATATTCTTCACGTGTTTTGTTTAGCAAAATCTCTACACGTTTTTGTTCTCTAGTGGTGTTATTAGCCCACCAACCAAAACCAAACAAGATTAAACCAATAAGGGTATCTATTAAACTTGCCATATCCATTACGAGTCTCTTGCGCCATAAAAATTTGATAATGATATTACACCAGAAGTTGGTACACTTGCGTTTACTGGTAAGTCGATACTAGCGTTATTATAACTACTACCACCTATGTAAACCGTCATAACAGCCCAGCCTGCTGAACCACCGCTTCCTGTTACTCTTATTACCTGACCAGCAGTAACCGATAAAGTGCCAGTAGCAGAAGCAGTATTGTTACCTGCGGTAAGACTATGTGTAGCCACTTGAGTTCCCGCAACATATAAAGTATGAGTCGCAGTTTTACTCGCATTTTGGATATAATACGCAACATAATAGTTATACGTACCAGTTTTATTGACAGTAAAGTTTCTATCAAAAGTAATTGTACTGCCGTTGTCACCCCATATTGCCTGTGTGTAAAGCCGACTAAAAGTATTTATCTGTGGATCATAACCGCCATTTGCAGGTACTCTGTAGTTAGCTGAATTAGTGCCGCCAAGATTACTAGCGGTTACAGCATCTGGAACCGTAGTTGGCACTAAACTACCACCCTTGTAAAACTCTGACATAGAATAAGGAACACCATCCCCAAATTCTGTGGCAAGATTAGCTAACGATATTGCACCTGAAGATTGCAGTGTCATTATGGTGATCCGTAGGCAGTTACGTTACCTGCCGCAGTAGCATTGCCACTAGAGTCTAATTTAAATTTAGCTACATTATTATACCTAAACTCTAAGTCAGTACCGTCAAGCACAATAGTCCAGCTACCAAACTGAATAGACTGACCATTAGTGTCTAATGTGCCACCAAGTTGAGGGGTAGTATCGTTTACAAGTTCAGTACTAACCCCGCCGATAGCACTAGACAAACTGTTTATTTGTGTTTGAATATTACTTGTAACGCCGTCAAGGTAGTCATATTCAGTAGTGGTTACGCCTGTCGCACGTAAGTCTTTAGCATAGTTAAGGTCTGTTACTGTACCAGTAAATCCATCTAGGTTATTTAACTCTGCTGCTGTAGCACTAACTGTTGTTCCATTAATCTGGAAGCTAGATGCATTTACTGTGCCTTCAATATTAGCTAACAAAGTACCTGTAGTAATTGATAAGTTACCCGTTGAGGCTCCGGTAAATGATCCCGTACCAACGACAAATTTATCAAGGCTTTCATCCCAGCCAATAAAGGCATTAGAAGATGTACCTCTTTCAATAACAATACCAGCATCATTAACAGGTGAACCTGATGTACCATTACCTAGTTCAATCAAAGAATCAGCTACGACTGTGTTGGCTGTATTGACAGTGGTAGTAGAACCGTTAACAGTAAGGTTGCCTGTAACAGTTAAGTTACCGCCGACAGCTACATTACTGGTTGTGTTAATGCTTTGCATATAAGCATTAGACCAGTAGTTAGAACTATCTCCAAGTGTATATGTATTAGTAATAGAAGGAATAATATTAGAAGATACATCTGCAATAAATGTTACTGTGTCTGTCGCAGCGTTACCAATAGTAGTATTACCCTGCACAGTCAAGTTACCTGATAGCGTAGAGTTTCCGGTTACAGATAAGGTAGAAGACAGTGTAGCAGCACCGCTAGCATTAAGGGTTCCTACAGAAGTGTTCCCAAGAGATGCTGCACCTGTAGTGGTAATAGTAGAAGAGCCAGTGTCAATATTGCCAAAACCACTAGTAATAGAGCCAGCATTAAGTGCGCCGACAGTTGTTACGTTAGGCATTGAAACAAGATATGTTTCAAAGTAATCCTCAAAGTCAGACATAGCAACTTGTTTCATTACGCTGCTATCGTTTAGAATAAGCCTGTCTACTGTATTAATTGTAACACCTGATGCAGTATTACTACCGTCCAGAATATTGAGTTCTGTAGTAGTAATGTTTGCACCATCTAAAATATTAATTTCGCTAGCAGTAGCGGTAACACCATCTAGGATGTTTAACTCTGCCGTTGTTACAGTTGCACCATCAAGAATACCAAGTTCAGTTTGATCTACGCTAGATGAACCAATTTCAATTGTTGTTCCTGCAGTAATACTACCAGATACATCTAAGTCACCATTTAAATCTACAAGAGGTGTGACAATCTGTAGTTCTACGTCTGCAGCAATATCAAGTTGACCGTCTACAGACGAGTGAATGTACAGAGCGTTATCCCGGAACTGTACTTTATTGGCAAGAAGGAATGTAGTATCTTCATCAAAGCCGTCAATATATGCATTACCATCAATGTACAGATTTTTAAATTGTGCGCCTACTGATCCCAAGTCAAGTGTATTACTTGTCAGTGGTGTGACTTGGGTACTTGATACGTTAAGATCACCGGCAGGACCAATCTCAAGAATACGTGCGCCACCTGCTGCAGTACCATCGTGAGTATGCCCTGTTGATGCGCTAAACGCTGCTTCAATAGCGTTAAACTCATCATTAAAGTCGTTAGCATCAATAATGTTATTAGCTACAATATTAGCTGCTGCTTGTCTGGTATAACCTGCCATAGTATTACTTTCTTCCGTTTATTGCAAATTCAATAATAATAGCATCTAGTGAAAAAGGTGGATTAGTATCATTAGATGTTAGTGTTACTGATGCATTATATGCAGACCCAATTATCTGTGTTTCTAGTATGCTATCTACGTTTCCTGAACCATATGTTGCCGTACCGTATGTAGCTGATGGTGATCCAAACCTAGAAAAATTACTTGTGTTATTAGCTAACGGTATGATATTTGGCTGAACAACGCTAGTATTAGCCCTGTCAAAGTCAAGTATTAACTGAAAGTCAACTTCTACTGAGCCTGTCGGATCGGTGTATAAGTGTGCTTTATAAAAAGTCTTACGTAGTCTAGGGTCTTGAAAAGTCAGAAAAGGACTAGCAAATGTTGCAAGAATGTTTTCTCCATCAAAGCTAGAACCACGTTCTAATCTATATACATACCCATCATCATTAGCAAAGTAAATACGTTCTTCATCATCTACATATTCACTGAAACTTACACGTGCATTAATGCCACGAGTTTCTGCCCAAGCAAACTGTCCTTCACCTATTTGTGATGCTATTACACCTAGACTAGATGCATCTGACACACCACTTGCATAACCAAATAATCTATACTGGCTTTTGTTTCTAATTACTAAAGAGCAAAAAGCACTTGAGTTATCTACGAAATTAGTAACCTGTGACTGAATTGATTTAGATAAAACAGCAAGATTAAAGTCACCAATCCTGTCAGTAGCACCTAGTGTACGTATGCCATCTGGCCCAAGGAATACTACGTCACCACTAACCTCTTTTGCTGTATCAGGTTGAATAGCACCCAAGTCAGTAGAGATGTCATGCAACTGAAAATCTGCTATGCTATTTCCAGTAATACGTTTGATAACGGTCTTACCAAATATGATTAACTGCTCACGAAAAACAATCAGATCAGTTACATCATCTGTGATGTTAATAACACCACCGCCGCTACCTACACTAAAGTCTGTATCTTTATAGGGAGCAGAGAAAAATAAGTTTTGTCCGTTAGCTAAAAACAAGTGATTTGCAAACTGTACTACAAAATCACATCCAGTAAAGTCGCCGCTTAAACTTGTTAACTCTGTTAGTGTTCCCGCATTACCATCAAATATAAAAGGCTTACTAGAACCATCTACAATAAATAGTTTCTCAGTGCCATTAAAATCATACTTTTCAAACCTAACAGTTCCAGAGCCACCTAAACCAATACCGACACTGGAAAAGGCAATATTGTTTGTTACTTGTGTCCATCCACTACCAGATGATCTGTATAACTCTGTTCCTCTAGCGGCATATACACGACCACCGTAGAATGTAAGACCACGAATAATACCAGAGCCAGCTACAGTATTAATATCGTGCTTTACGTAACCTTCAATTTTTCTGTATCCACCCTCAACAGATGGCTCAAAATTAATTAAGACTCTGGCACTACCCGGCTGATTCATGCCTTGCTGTAGTGGACTGAGGTTAGTAATTAGCCCTTCTTTAAATTCTATGGGAAATGTATTCCATGAATCTGGCATTCTACTTAATTCCTATACTATAGTTTTACATATTTAAACGCATTTGTCAAGTGTTAAATGCTTACACCTTAACAATAAAGCTAGCCTGAGTGCCTAATGCAGTAGAACGCACATAATCATAACGATTAATTAACACTGAACGCATGTTTTTAATTCCTTCTTGGAACTTTTCTTTAGCAATCAATGCGTCTTGTGAATTACCCCTAAACAAGTATGCATAGTGCATAGCACCGTCAGTAATAACGTGCATAAACCTTTCAGGAATAGTGGGTACATCTGTGTCTAAAATCAAATCTACGGGCATACGGTAGTATTCGTAGACTACAGTGTATGCTTTATCTGGTGGTGGAACCATTCCGTATTCTTCAGCCGGAGATTGAAATACAAAAGTAGGCAGCGCAGAAGACGCATTAGTTACATCATACTCATAGCCAATATAATTATTTAAGTAGTCTTCGTAAGCAATCACTTTTAATTTTTTTGTTGCATTGCCTAGTGCCGCATCTTCTTTAATTCTAAACGTGTTAAAGTTAATTAGCTTTGCATCGAAAGGAAATGAGTAACGAGTAATGTTAGCAGTAAGAACATCTTCCTCTTCTACATGATTAAAAGGCCAATTATATTCATACTGATTAATATCACGAATAGCGGCATTTACTGCATCTTTTGCCTGCGCATAAAAACCTGAAGCTGTGGCAAAGTTAGCAGAAGTAAGTTCTACTTCGTTAAGTCTACGGTTAACTTGATTTACCAGTCCTAAAAAATCATATGCCATTACTTTTCTCTCACTTTAAGTTTGATGCTACGTTCTGCAATATTGCCTGTGTTATCTGAAATCTGACAGAAAATGGTATACTGAATATTATTAGTTCCATCTGCTAAATAGATTGTTGCAATTTGGTTATTGCTACTAATAGTCTGTGATACACTGCGTAGGTTATGCACTGTTCCTGTTGGCGTAAGAACAGTCTTAACTCCACTAGCATTATTAACATACCATACTACGCTACTAATAGTACCTGTACCAAGAAATCTAGACCAGTCTACACTGTAGTCCAGCAATTCATCTGGGTCTTTATTAGGCCAACGAAAAGACATTTTTTACTCCTATGCTGCAACTCTAACTGTGCGATCAAATGTGGTTTGTTTTCTTTCAATGGTAAAGCTACGTACATCTGCACTGACTCTAACAGTTCTCTCTGTTGATGATGTTTGTCTTTCAACATAGACTATACGTTTCGGATCGTATGAATCTCTTAAATTAAAGTAGTTAAATGCACTTACAGAACTATAAGCACTAGCTGATCCAAGTAAATTACCAAAAGCACCCTGTATTAAAATGGTCAATACAGATGTTATAGCTATGCCGTTTACTGTGCTATTACCATCTGCAACTCTAAGCCCATTGCCTGTAATCTGAGCATCCGCTTGTACAGTAGCGGAAATAGGCTGTACAGACCTGCCAGTAGCAGCAGTTGTGGCTACACCATTTACTGTTGGTGTTGGGTTTCCTACAAATGAACCACCTGCTGGTGCAGATGTAGCAGTACCAGAAATGTTTGTAGTAACTGGTCTAATTGCATTTGCTACACTTGTTGTAGTGCCAGCCCCAGAAACAGTTGCTGTAGAAAGCTGTATGTTTACCGGGCTTGCTGCTACTGTTGCTACACCTGATGCAGATGCAATTGGGTATTGAACACGGATACTAGAGGCAGTAGTAGATGCTAGTCCAAATACAATAGTCTCAGCATTTAATAAGCCGTAGCCTGTCGCAGATGATGTGCCAAATGCTGTTACAGAACCTGCTGCTAGTCTTCGTGCAGTCGCTGTACCTGTTTGACTACCCGCACCGGATACACTCGCAGAAACATCAAAGGTTTCTGGCGGCAGTGAAGATAGAGCTAGTTCACTTAGTGCGCCGTATGAGAGCATATTAAATTGTCCTTATGTTAGGCTGAGTATGCCTGTCCAGCAGCAATAGCCGCATTAACCGCAGTCATATCCTCATCAGTCCAAAACTCTTTAGCAACCATAATCTCAAGATGCTCAACATTCCTGTTTACACAGTCCTGCTTGTCTGCGGCATCATCGTCTGCCATAGCCTCACCAGCAATAATAGCATTGATGAGGTCAACGCTGTGACCCATCGCTGTATAATGCTGTGCGATTTGTTCTGCTGTTAGTTCGTCCATTTTATTCTCCTTGTAAATTAGGACTCAAGTGCGGCTATACGAGCCTCAAGTGCTGTGATTGTTTCTTGCTGTTCTTTGATTGCAGCGGTCAATAACGGAATGATGTCTGTATATGACATACCTAAAAATTCGCCAGCATTATCTTCTTGTGATTGCACTGCTTCTGGCAAAACCGCTTGAACATCTTGTGCAATCAAGAACGGTCTACGAGTTCCTTCTTCCTCTATTTTATATTTACCAATAACAGTCCGAAGTTGTGATACTTTATTCACAGCGTCAGTAATCGGCTCAATAATATCCTTTCTGGTTTCATCTGAAATAGCTGCCCAGCTTGTTGCATTGTGCGCTAGATAAACACCACTTCCTGATGCTCTTCTGCCATACGCATACAGGGAAGAATCCCAGCTTGTTATATATGGATTGGCAGCGTTGGCAGTTCCCTGAAGAGAAAGACCAACCCCATTATCCAAATACACTCTAGGGTCACCATCGCCATTAGACAGCACGATGTTGTTGTCGGATGTGGTGATGTTTAGGCCGCCTTGGTTGCCGGTGTAGTTACCAAGAATAGTATTACTTGAGCCAGTGGTCACAGAATAACCACTATTAACACCGCCAACAAAAGTGTTTTTAGTTCCATTAGTTACACTGTAACCACTTTGCATACCTAAAAATGTGTTAAAAGCATTGCCTGTTCGGTTTTGTGAATAGCCTGCCGCATATCCAACTGCTGTGCTACCTGATGCGGTGGTGTTGGAGTAAAGAGCCGCATATCCAACAGAAACATTGTTAGCACCAGTTGTGTTTTGTCTTAAAGAAGCAGCACCAAAAGATGAATTATAATTGCCTGTTGTGTTTGAGTATTGTGAACGATAGCCAAAGGCAGCATTTGGAGTGCCAGTAGTGTTTGCGTAGCCTGCCTGATAACCAACAGCAGTGTTTTCGCTACCGGTGGTGTTGAAGCGTAAGGCTTGTTTACCTAAACCAGTGTTGTAGTTACCCGTGGTGTTTGCATACATAGATTGCAAACCAACTGCTACATTATCTATTCCTGTAGTATTTGAATACATACTGGTGTAGCCAACCGCTGTGTTAGAATCTGCGGTGGTGTTGGATAAAAGTGCGGAATTGCCCAGTGCGGTATTGTAGCTGCCTGTGGTGTTGGAAAACAGAGATTTCCACCCATAGCCAGATAGATAATTTCCTGTTGTGTTGTTATACAGGGAGTATGCACCACTAGCTACATTATAAGTTCCAGTAGTATTATTATACGCCGCCTGAAAACCCACTGCTGTGTTTTCGCTGGCGGTGGTGTTGGAGTAGAGGGCATAACTACCATAAGAAGTATTGTATGCACCTGTAGTATTTAACCTTAAAGCAAGATAACCCATTGCGGTGTTATCAACACCAGTTGTGTTAAAGTCTAACGAAAGATAGCCTAGTGCGTTGTTTCTTGTTCCTGTTGTATTTGATTGCAAAGCCTGATAACCAACAGCCGTGTTGTTGCTTGCGGTGGTGTTGGCATATAAAGCAGACTTACCTATTGCGGTATTGTTTGAGCCAGAAGTATTAGTGTTAAGTGCCGCATCACCAAATGCGGAATTGTATGCGCCGTTAATATTGTTGCTTGCTGACGCATGACCCATAGAGGTGTTGTAACTGCCAGTTGTGTTTGCGTCTAATGCAAGAGAGCCTGTTGCCACATTTCGTGTGCCAGTAGTATTTGCGGTGAGTGCCTGATAGCCGACCGCAGTGTTGTTGCTTGCGGTGGTATTTGCATTTCCTGCTAATCCACCTATAAAAGTGTTAGAATTTCCTGTAGTAGTGTTTCTACCTGCATTAGAACCTACTGCTGTATTATAAATATTTCCAGAAGAATTAACTTGATTTTCTAATGCACTTTTGCCAAGTGCTACGCTATTTTGACCACCCGTTTCACTTTTTAATGCTTCATAACCAAATGCCGTATTGCCATTTCCTACAGTATTAGCATACAACGACTGATAACCCACTGCGGTGCTTTGCGAGGCGGTGGTGTTGGCGCGAAGCGCTTGTTGCCCAAGTGCCGTGTTATATGACCCAGTGGTATTTAAATATAGTGCAGAATACCCAACACTTGCGTTTGCCGTCCCGCTTGAGTTTGTGCTTAAAGCATATCCACCAACCGCTGTGTTGTTACCAGCGGTATTTGCATACAAAGACTGATACCCAACAGCAGTGTTGTTGCTTGCGGTGGTGTTGGAGTTAAGTGCTTCTTCGCCTAGCCCTGTATTGTATGAACCAGAGGTGTTGTTCACAAGGCTATTTTTACCAGCGGCAGTATTGTAACTACCGTCAGTGTTGCTGTATAAAGCGTTATCTCCAATTGCAACATTACGCTGTCCTGTTGTAACTGCACCAAACGCATTATCACCCAACGCCACGTTGTCTGTACCAACAGGATAGTTACCGTCCAGCTTGATTGTGCCGGAGTCAACAGAGACATTGCCAGCTACAGTGAGGCCGTCAACCGTAAGGGTTCCTGTGATATCCTTATCTGCGCTATCTGCTAAGTCTCTTGCTCTACTCATTACTCTGCGCCTTCCTCTTCAGCCGGAGCCATTGCAGCAGCCTGTGCCGCCAGATGTGCCGCATAGGCATCCTTCACAGCCTGTGTATGTACCGCTGCACAAATAGCTTGCACCTCTGTGCTTTCGCCTGTGATGTCAGCGTCAGGTGCTACAACGTGCCGTGAGAAGCTACGGCTAATCTCAACGCCATCACGCTTGATGACTGTTGCGGTGCGTACTTGAACGTGCTTGTAGTCACCTACGATTTCAATTTTGTCTTGTACTTGTTCTTCTGTTAGTGCCATTTTTATCTCCTATGGATGGACTGTCCGACCTGATATCCAATCAGGTTATGTTGTTCTGTAGACAATAAAACAATTAAAGGTATCTACATCATTTGGGGAGCCGTTATCGTATTTGCGAATAACATTTACTTGAGTACCAGTCACGGATTCCATTACGAACAGATGACCGGTAACGTTGCTTCGCGCTACACCGTTTACAACTGTGATGTCTGTTGCTTTCGTGAACGGAAGGTTGTTAATGCCTACGTTTTTACTTCCAGAACCAGAAATTCCCGTCCACCCTACTTTTATTTCACAAGTAACGATGTTTCCAATTTTAGTGTAGCGACCCACCCCCGCACCATTGTCTGTAATCGTTCTGCCGTTGGGGTTGTAGGTTAAAGAAACATATGGAACAAAAGTCCCCTCCTCATAGTCATCCAGCAAATTAGCCGAACCAGTGCCGCCCAAGTAGACACCGCCGGAGAGGTAGAGGTCTTTGAAGCGATAGGAAGATGAGCCAATATCTACTGTGTTGTCTGCTCTGATTTCACTTCCAAAATTGTTTCCAGCGGGTTCTATCTTGTCAGTGTTCAAATACAACCCAGTGTAACTAGCCGCAGACCCAGAAATTACCCCAATAGCGGAATTATATGCACCAATAATCCCCACAGTGGTGCTGTCTTTGCGGAACACCGCAAGGTGACCATCCGACCCTAGTCTAGCACCAAAGAACGGATTTACGTTCGTTGCTACTGCTATAACTTGACCGTTTTCCCTTAACTCGCCACCTTCAACATTTGTTGCAGCACTCGTCTTACCCACCAGCAAGTTGCCACTTGCATCCAGTCTGGCGGCTTCGGAGCCATTATTTTGAAAGCGTGTTCCACCAGTGGCGGGGTTAAGTATAATAGGGTCAGTAGATGTTTTCAGGGTAAACGCAGTTCCATCAGTAAACACTTCACCATATCTGGCGTTGTCTGAGCGGTAGAAACGACCTACACCACCTGCACCCAGTGTTAGAGCGGCAGTAGGATTACTCGTCCCAATGCCCACGTTGCCGCTGGTATCAATGCTGATACCCCCAGTGCCATTGTTTGTTAATGTGCCAGATAGGTAGAGGTCTTTCCATCGCACAGAACTGCCGCCCAAATCATACAAGTTATCAGCAGTAGCTCCCGTGCTTGTGCATGGGTCTAATGATACATTGCCAAACTTTGCTCCGTATGATGGCCCTGCCGTATAAACTCGCCCACCATTAGCCCCAATACTCCCCACAGTGGTGCCGTCTTTTTGAAAGCCTACGATGCTTCCATCAGATGTTTTGCGGTTAAACTGTGCAGGTGTATTTCCATCACGAGTAGCAAAGAAAGCACCAGTAGCACCCGCAAGAACACCAACATTGTTACTATTAAATGAAGTAGTCCCCACCAGCAAGTTACCGCTGCTGTCGATGCGCATGCGTTCTGTGTTGTTTTGCTTAAACGCAATAGGCTCATTATTTAACTCATCGAAAACAAGTCCAACTGCACTACCACCATTATGAATAGTAGCTCCAGTTGCGTTATCACTCCTACGCAAATACAGCTTACCGCCCGCAGCAACATCTAACTTTTGTGTAGGCGAACCACCAATGCCCACATTTCCACTGCTATCAAACACAACGCCATCACTAGTGCCGTACTGAAACTTCAGTGACCCTGTACCTGCATCACGGATTATTGAGTTAGAACCGTCATGGAATATTTGAAGGTCATTGCCTGTGCCAAAGTTAGCCTTAACATTATCTTTAAAGTTCAGGTCAGCAGCCATATTACCGCCGAACACACTGAACGTGTCATACACAATAACCTCAACCACATCACTTGCAACAAGGGCAGTGAGTCCACCTATTGTGTTCG